TGCAATCTCTTCTCTTGTTTTATTGATTAATATTTGTTGCCTTTTGACCTCTTTTACGAGGTATGTGAACACCCAAGAAAATGGGATAATAATAAATGTCAATATTGCCGACCATATCACTTGGACACTCAGTTCCATTAATCTGCCTTTGAATTATTTATGCTATTAATGGTTTCACTGTTGGCAAGTGATGTTTTCAAATCAAACAAATATGATTGATGTAACTTGTTGGCATCTTCAAAAGCATCCTTTAGCTTATTAGCTTCTGTCTGCCACTTGCTTGTCTTGTTGATAAGTATAATCTGCTCCTGAGTTAAATCTTCTTGTTTGTACTCTTTGCCATCAATCGTGACAACTTGTGCTTGCTCACTCATTACCACGATACCCCACTTGCTGTTGTTGGTGTTTTCATTTCTGCTATCTGACTAGCAATACTATCTTCAATGCTCTTGACCTCATCTTCACCCAAAGCATCTTTTGCCCATTGTATGGCATTTGCTTCTTTGATGTCTTTGTATGCTATAAAGTCTTTGCCTAATGTTACACCTACAGAGCCATATGATGAACCAGTATTGCCATCACTATCTGTGTCACTTGCTCTCCAATGTATAGTTGTTACTACATCAGATTTATCGCCTTGTTTAATATCTCTATTCATGTTAGCTATTGTCCATGTTATTGACATTTTATGCTCCTTCTAATGCTGTAATTCTAGCTTCTAATTCTTGTATGGTTTTTACGAGTAAAGGCACAAGTTTGCTTTGGTCTATGCCTTGTGGGTCAATGTTTCCATCTGCATCCACTGCATCTTTCTCGCCACTTACTGCTTCAGGCACTATACTTGATACTTCGTGAGCAATGAAACCATCTACTGTTGTATTATCTTCATCTGCAATCCAATTAAATCTTGCAGGCTTTAGCTGTTTTAACCTTGTTGTAGCATCAAAATCATAGGTTACATTTTCTTTTAATCTGTAGTCACTAGATGTTGCATAATTTGTTGTAGAACCATCACTTGTGACACGACCAACGATTGTACCAGTACTACCATCAGTTTTAAATGCTAATAATATTCTTGTACCACTTGTAGCACTATTATGTATACAAACAGTTTCATGTGAAGCAGTATTACCTTTAAAAATTGCTACAAACCCACTGCCACTATGGTTTTCTACCTCTAAAGAACGCTCTACACCACTATGTAGGGTTGAAGTACAATTTATCAAAAGACCTTCATCAACTATACGCATACGTTCTGTTCCACCATTTGTATGAAATGTAAAAGCATTTGATGCGTGTTGATAATTTAGTTGACCAGTTGTTGTGCTATCACCATCAGCAAAGAATATTGCACTATTAGAATCATTGGCAGCAAATATGGTGATACCCTCTGAGCCACTACCAGTGCCAACTACAAGATTATTTGCACCACCATTAAATGAAGAGGGGCTGCTAGTGCCAATACCAACAAGACCCCCTGAAGTTATCCTGACCTTTTCTGTGCCTGATGTTTTGAAATGCATATTATTTGTGTCAGGTTCATAAACAATAGTGCCATTAAAAGGACTACTGTCACCACCAAAAAACAATCTTATGTCATTAGTATCATCACCACCTGAGAAGTTAATATCAGTACTTGCTCCACTTGCTCCTTTTACAGAAAATAAATCGTGTGGTAAATTTGTGCCTATACCTACCATATTATTAGTCTGATCAACAAATAATGGAGTGCCTGATCCAAATGCCTCTTTTTGATGAGAAAGTACCTCCCTAATCGCATTATTTACGTCACTAGGGTTCATGCTATTTTCAGCTAGGTTTACACCTCCAACATCGGTGTTGTTCGCTGCCGTAGCATCGTAATCGGTGATTTTGTCTTTTGCCATTATGCGTTCTCCAATGCTGTAATTCTTGCTTCTAATTGTTCAATCTTAGCTATGGCTTCTTGCAGTGCAGCCGTTAGCAATGGCACAAGTTTAGATTGATCTATGGCTTGCATTACTGGTATTGTTTTACCATCATCATCTAGCTTGTTGTCACCAACAGAAACACCATCAGGTAATTCATCACCATCTTTCCAAACTTCTACTTCATCCTTTGTGCCGTAAATAGCTTCTGGAACTACTGTTGCAGCTTCATGTGCTATAAAACCATCTACTGTAGTGTCTGCGTTTGCAATAAAGTTAAATCGTTTAGGTGCTAGTTGTTTAACTCTTGTAATACCATCGGTAACATCTGTTACGTTTTCTTTAAGACGGTAGTCAGATGAAGTGTTAAAAGCAGTTGCCGAGTTAGTTGTTGTTATTGATCCAACTGTTCCATTTGGATTAATAAATGAAATATGTGTTCTTGCATTAGTAGATGCTTTCCCTGTAGCTATAGAACCAGTAGCACCGTCTACTACACATCCTTGATCTCCATTTGAAATTTGGGCTGTTAAACCAAAAATTGCCACACCGTTGCTGTCAATACGTGCCTTTTCAGAACCTTTTACTTGGAAACGAATATCAGCACCAGAACCACCTCCTGACCCAGCATCAGCATCAAAAAGCAACCCATCACCATTACTTCTTATTAAATGATGATAGCTACCTACTTCATTAGATAATCGAATACCATCATCATTAGTTGCACTTTTTATTTCTAAAGTATTTGATGGAATGCTAGTTCGAATACCAACGAAACCACCCTCTGACATATCTATAGTCATAGCAGTTATTGTAGAACCACCATCATTACCTTTAAATATAATATCTTTATCTTGAACTGAAGATTTAACTACAAAATTACTTGACCCATCATTAGCTATTACACCAATAGTTGTACCATCATCTGCAATATTTACATCACCACCACCTGCATCTAATGTAATATCATCTGCTACATCTATTGTTAAATTACCACTTGTCTTTTGAATATTCCCTGCAACAGTAACATTTCCAGTAACCGATAAAGCAGTTAGTGCCTGAGAGCCAGTGTCTACGTTCTTTAAATGGCTCATAAGAGATCTCAGGGCATTGTTCACATCACTTGCTGCCATGCCCTCGTCAATATTTATAGAGTCAATATCCGTATTATTAGCTGCTGTAGCATCATATTGAGTAATATTATTCTTAGCCATTATTCACTTGCTCCTCTACCACTTGCCAATCCTATTTGTTGTCCTAATAATCCAGTTGTAATACCTATGTTTCTACCGGATGTTTGTCTCTGTCTTGCAAGATTATCTCTAGCATTTGCTAATCTATTTAGAATAATCTGTAGCTGTCTCGGATCAGTTTCAGTTAAATCTCTTGCAATCTTTTCTGCGACTTTTTCAGGTGTGCTAGTTACATTTATTGCTCTGTTTGCTAAATCTCTTATTCCACTTATACTAAATAAATTAGTTGGGATATTTAATAAATCAACTTCATCAGAACCAGTGGGAATTGTTCTTGAACCAACATTTACATTTGTTCTTGTCAAAGCCTGATTTATTCTTGTTGTCATTCTTTTTTCAAACTGATCAAAAGCAGGCGAGTTACCATCTTTGTCTTTCGGAAATAATGCCTTTAATTGCTTTTTTTTCTTTGGTGTTCCAAATATTCTTTTTGCAACATTTGCCATATCAGGCGCACTATCTACTGAGTTTTTGATAGCATCTGCAACACCAACTAAATATCCTTGTTTTTCACTATCAGAAAGCTTTGATATGACTCTGTCTATTTCTTCAGGTTTAGCTCTTAGAAAGTTATTACCTTCTTCAACTGCCTCTCTTATTCTTGCATCACCTGCAAACTTGTTTCTTGCTATCTCATAGGAACTTTTGCCATCTATCTTAGGTGAGGCATCATCTATTAGCTTAACAAATTCACTTCTTTTTTGTTTCAAAGCTCTTTCAACACCTCTGCCAATAGATGTTTTGGATGCACCTCTTTTACCAAGACCAAGTACCTCATCAAGACCCATCTTTATGTAATGAAGTTCTTTGATACTAAAATTATCTATTTTGCTGAGATCACCAATATTATTTGGTAAATCAAAACCCTCTAGTTTTGCTAAACTTCTAGCCTGATCAATAGCCTCATCAAATGCAGGTAAACCTAAAAATGGTTTTACCTTATCAGAGCTTACAGTTACTGGTTTTCCATCTAAGTTAAATGCATTGTCATAATCAACATTTGCATTAGCTTTTTGCTTGTTTGCTATGTCATCAAGTACATCCATGCTTGATTTATTTACATCAAACACCTTGTTAATATCATCAGCTATCTCATCACCAAGACCTAACATTCTCTCATCAAGGTTTTCTTTAATTATTGTAGAACCTTTTCCTGAAACCACACTAGCACCTCTTGTTATCCTTTGTGTGCCATCACCAACATCAGCAAGCATTGCATTTGGAGTGCTTTGGATTTCTTTAGATACATCTTCAAGTGTTTTGTCTGACCTTTCTATACCTTGTAATATTTTTCTATCTGTAGCTTGTTGTAATGCTTCATCACCTCTTGACCCTAATGTAACTCTATCAACAACACCTTTACCCACATTAATAACAGATGGTATTGCACCACCTAATGCGCCACCAAAAGTACCACCAATCAGACCTCCAGTTACACTACTTCCAAAATCTTCACCTGCGCCAACACCTGCAACAGCACCTTCAGCAGCACCAAGTCCTGCACCAAACCCAGTTGTTCCATATCTTTTTAGTATTTCTTTTCCGAGTGCTGATCCTGCTGCTTTTGTTGCACCTAAAATACCAGTTCCTGCTCCACCTGCTAATTCTAAAAGCAAAGACTCTGTAGGATTTTTTCTTCTAAAATCTTTTATATCTTTTCTAATATCAGCAACAGTTTCATCATAATCACCAAGTAAACCAAAACCAGTTCTTGCACCTGCCTCAATCTCGTCTCCAAAACCAAGAAAAGTTCCTTGACCTATTAGAGATCTAGCTCTGTCAATTCCCTTATCTAGTAAACTTTCAGCAGTAGACATTTCTCTTGGCTCTGATGATGTACCTTCTCTTGCTATACGATTAACAAGATCTTGCTTTCCCTGATTGTTTAAATTATTCCAATCAGCATCATCAATCTTTACTTTTCCTACACCTTCGATATCTAATGTTGGCATTATTTATTCACCACCTTAAATTTTACGTTTTTAGTTTTGTTATTGAAAAGAGAGTTGTAGTTAGAGAAATCAAACTCTTCAACATTTTGATTGTTTCGTATTCTGTTGATGTTTCTCTTTCTTTCTTCTGCTGCGACTTTGTTGATTTTTAATAACTCTTCAAGTCTTGCCCTAACTGTTTTTGTGTCACCTTTATCATAAAAGTTAGCTATCTCATCTAAAGCTCTTTGGGCATCACCCTCAGTTTGTGTACCTTTATTCAATCTTAAAGTGTCATTTCTTAATTTATTTAAAAATGCTTCAAAATTTCTAGAATTTATTGTTTCCTCTGATACATCAGTTAATGGATTTAAAGTGTTTATTGTGTCTCCAATACCTTCAAATAATCCAAATTCTAGTTTTCCATCTTTAATCAAATCAATAAAACCTTGTGTCTGAGATGCTAAATTAAGATTTAAATCTAATAATCCAAACTGCTCGTTTTCATACTTAAACCCTGCAGTATCTAGCTTTCTTGATTGTTTTTTATCTTTTTCAAGTTCATTTATCTGATCAAATATACTGGATTTCTCAAAAGTAACTTTGCCAGTTTCAGGGTCTTCTGTAGCAATATATCTGCCTTGTGATAAAATTTGTGTCTTAGGTTTCTTTCTACCCTCAAACACAACCTTTGGATTAGATGGGTCAGATACATCTATCAATGATCCACCAACAACTTGTAGATTGTTTCTTCCTCGTCTTTGTGCCTGATTGAAAGCACCAACTCCCTGATTGATTGCCTCACCTAAAATGCCACCTAAAGATGTAGGAGTAAAAGATGGTGCGCCACCTTTGAGTAAAGCACTTGATGCACCTAATATTCCTTGTGTTCTTGGGTCTGAGAAAGATTGCCCAAATAATCCACTCCCCATGCCAGTTTGGGGTATCGGAGGAGCAATAGTGTCATTGGCTTGAGGAATGAGATTATCAGGTCTTGCCATAGGCAAGGGTGGAGAAACTAAATTATCAGGTCTAGGCATAGGCATAGGCACTGAAAAAGGTGATGTATTTCTGATCTCAGGTCTTCTAAGGATCTGATCAGGATATTGATTGTTTAGTACAGATAAAATATTAACCATTTAAAATAACCCCAAAAGTCCACCACCCACTGCACCTAGCATTGGATTGACACCTGCAAGTTGAGCTAATTGTGCGCCACCTATTCCACCACCTAAGACAGATGCAGGTCTGTTTCTAAATATCGGTCTACTTGTTTGTGAGCCTAATGTTCCACCTCTAACAGATGCTAAAAAGTCTCTTAGTTTTTGCTGATCTCTTGTCTGCTCAAAATTGAAACGATTTACAGAATCTTGCAATTCTGCTGCTCCTTGTGCCTCTCTAGCTGCACCTACTTGAGCTAATTGTTGTAAATCAAGGTTTTGTAAGCTTGGTACTTGTGTCATTGCTGTTTGTTGCGCTCTTAATGCAGCAGGAGCTAGTGCTGATGCCAGTGCTTGTTGATTTGCTCCTGAACCATATCTCCCTGCTCTAGCAAACTGTGATTGAACTGTATCTATAACTGGCTTGAAAGCTGCATTTAACAGTGGATTAGTACCAGTAAGATTTTGTTGTAATACATTTTGAGTTTGTGCTGTTAGACTATTTGGATCTAATGCTCTATCTCTTTGCATTTGTAGAGATAACTCACTTTCAGGACTAAAACCAACAGTTGTTGATTCAGGAAAGTATTGAGGCATATCGCTTGAATATAAGTCTTTTGCCTCTGATAAACCAAATTCCAAAAATGGTTTTGCGTATGCAGGAGGCTCTGTCACCTGAGTGTTGACTTGCTGTCCTCCACCACCACCTTTACCCATGATACATATCCTTTGCTAAAATTATTCCAGTTTGTTTAAAACCCTTGAGAACCCTATGCCATCCTTTGCGACCTATGATCTCAATACCGACACAACCCCATAGTTGTGACCAGTGCCTTATTGATGGCTCGACTTTCAAAAGTGTCTTTAGATTGCCACCTGCCAACCAATATCTTAAAACCCTCTTTTGAGGATAATCCATTATTTCTGTAACTACTGCTGCATCAGGATAATGCCAAAACTGAGCATCACCTCTCTGCACTGTTTCTAAAACATCATCTATCGTATGAGTGCCATTTGAATAATATAATGCTGCCTCTAACCAAGCTGAACATCTATCCCATTCATCCGATAATGACGTATCCGTATAATCTGTCGGTTTGACTATTATTTGCATGAGTTACTGTAAAACTGCCATCTGCCCTTGTGCTGACAAATATTGTTCCATTCCCTTGTTCTGTTGCACTATTCGCACTCAATGGCATCAGCAATATAATACTGTTTTTACCTGCTCTCTCATCTGTCACTGCTGTTGTTGTAGCTGATGCAGTGCAAGTAAAACTGCCAGTTGAGTTTATCTTTCCATTTAGTATGTTGTTGACTACTAATGATATTTCTCTTGGGTTAGTTGCCTCATAGGGCAAAACCTTAAAATTAGCGTCTGCCAAGAACATGACCCTCTACATCTACACCTTGAGCAAACTCCCAGTTGCTTGTTGGTGATGATGCATTTGCAATATTCATTCTTACTCTATGAAATCTTCCTTGCGCCCTATGCTGAACAAAACCCTCATCTGTTAAAGTGTTGGCATCAGAAAACGTCACATTGTCATCTTGTCTGTCTCTTGATCCTATTTGCATTGTAACAGTGCCACCTCTGAAATAAGGTACTGATCTGTTAATTATGCCATGTTTTCCTTGTTGTAGGAAAAACTCACCAGTTTCTATTGTTGCTGCTAGTGGATTACCAGTGAATGCAAATATCTTATTGTCTTTAGCACCACCAAATAAAAATGCTCCACCCTTATATAAATTACTGTCAAGTGGTGCAGGTAATGCATCTAGATTTGCTGCTAAATTATCTAACCCCTCAAGAGTGTAACCTGCAGTAAAAAAGGGTGCTAATAACTCTGCTGCAACTTCAGCATAACTCCATTTCTGTGTTGCATAATTATATATAATTAATCTGTCTGCCTTACCATCTGTGCTACTGTTTGATACATAACTCCAAGCACATATCTGTTCTGTAGGATCTATGGCACAAGACATAGCATCTGATTTAGCTGCATTAAAATCATTGAAGAAAAACTTATTTACTTTCTCTGCACCTATTGGCACAGACTTAGTGCCATCAAAAGCATAAAACCCATCATCTGATAGATAAAATACTGTGTTTCCTATGTTTGCAACTGATCCTGAAAACGGACACCCCCTTGATGTTTCAACTCTATCAATCTGATAGATCAAAGGTGATCCAACATAACTTGCCCTAGCTATTGCCTTTTCAAGTAATATGGTTGCATATTCTCCACCAACTAACCCAGTGATTGCACCTGCATCAGGAATATCCTGAAAATCTGCCTGATCTGTTCCAACTGTCCAACTAGTGGAATTATTTATAGCTGACCATCTTGTTCTAAAAGGCACTCTTCCTGAACCTTCATCTATGTTTGCTGTCCATACCTGATCTCTTACAACAGCAATAAAATCTGCTTTTGGTGGTGATCCTGACAAAGCACTAAATGCACTATCAGTTCCTAATGTAAATTCTTGCAGACTTTCACCTACACCACCTGCAACTATTACACTTGTTCCAAACTGAACAAATCTCCACTTTTCTGCTCCTGATAAGGAAAACCCAGTATTTGTACTGACTAAATTACTGTTTGATGTATTAAATCTATAAAGTTTACCTGAATCTCCTGCAAACAATGTGACGTTTCCAGTATTGTCTTTTGCTGCAAATATACCCAACAAAGCACTGTCTGCTGCATTTGATACACTAACAAAATCAGGTATTGCCCTATAACCTGCTGCTGCAGGAATTACATTTGTTGCAACAGTTACACCATTTAAATTCAAATCAGGTTGATCAGGCAACCATTCACCAAAGTTTATCATTGTATTCTAAATACCTCGTTGCCCTTTTCAATAGTCGTAAATGTCTCATTACCTACTGCTATTGTTGAAAATGTCTCTGATCCTACTGCGACTATAGTCCAATCTTCACCAAGTATCTTGGCAACCACATTTGTTGATGCACTTGCATCTGCTGATCCTGATTGACTAGCAACAAAGTTTGGAGAGGCACTTGTTGTAGCTGATGTATCAACTGATGCTGATGCCACTAATACTAATGTTGCAGCACCAGTAACACTTGCACTTGTATCTATGCTTGATGATACAAACTGAACTCTAATGGCAGTTGCAGACATTGATGCTGATGTAGCAATCGTTGTGCTTACACCAACCTCAAAATTAGCAGTAGCAGTTACATTACCTATTGATGCAGGTGTTCCTGAAACAAATTGTATTCTTGTTCCAGTAGATGTAGCACTTGCACTTGTTGATGGTGTTGCACTTACTGTTCTTGCTTTTATGGCACTTGCAGATGTACTTGCAGATGTTGATATAGATGCAGTTACATCTATTGAAAACTGTATTTCTGCACTAGCACTTGCTGTAGTTGCTATACTTGCTGATGCTTGTCTAACCTGAAGACTAGACAGACTATCCATATTGCCTAGTGCATCAAGCGCATCTAATGTTAGACCCCAACCATCTAATTGTTCTAAGTTTGGGTTGTTATATTCTACTTTTAATAAATCAGCTTCAGTATCTAATGAACCACTAATTGAGTCCAAAGTCTGAGTAATTTGATCAAGATTTGGAACACCTAATGGCATTTTAAGCTGCTGTTATTGTTAATGATCCTGATGCTATTTTTAAAACATCACCTGATGCAATAGTCTTTGCTGATGCAAAAGCACCATGAAATAATAAATTACCACCTGAACTAGCATCAAATATTCCAAAATGGCTAACACTACCAAACGATCCAGTTGCTGCATCAAACTCAACTGCTGCATTGCTTGATATAGAACCACTTGAAGCTGCTGCAAAAGTCACTGCTTTTCTACTATAGTTGTTACCACTTATCTCTGTTCCTGATGCATCATCACCAAAAGACCCAGTAGATAAACCAACATAAACTGCTGATGGCGCACTGGTTGCTGCTCTTCCAGTAAAGTGATCTAGAAATTTAAGCTCAAGATAGTCTGACATTGCTGACATTTTACTCTCCTATTGTCCTGCGTTGTTTTGTCTTAAATAAATACTTTGGATTTGTAGTGAGCCAGTTCCATAGTGCGCTCTCTGCTCATCTTTTCGTATTTCTTCAATTATTCTTGAAAATTTTGCATCATATAAAGATGCCCTTTGATCATCCATAAGGTATTGATAAGCCTCAACTAGACTACCCATAAGATAAGCATCAGGGTGTCTTGTAAGCATATCATTGGTCAAACTACTATCTGACAATGCAGTAAGACTACCAATATAAATGATTTCCAATGTATCTGAGCTATCAGGAATAGGTCTTAACTTTAGCTCTTGACCCACAATAGAATATGCTTGTGGAGTACCTGATGCACCTGAAGAAAAATTACTATCAATAGCAACTGGTGACATATACTCCAAAACCTTGATTGGGTTCTGATTGACCTTGACTTCCCTGACTTCTCTTAAATCTGTAGGCAGAGCAATATATTCATCACCACTTGTCATGGTTGCTGTTGCTCTTTTTTCCTGATCTCTAGTTTCTAGCTCTCTTGATAAACGAGCTTCTGCCAAAGATATAAAATCAGGTATAACACTTGTTAAATCAGTTCTTGCAAGATGATTTGCAACTGCTGACTTCAACTCAGTGTAGTTTGTTATTGCCATTAGAGGTATCCCCCACCAGTTCTAAATGCCCTATTGTCAGGATCATTTAACCAAACTTTCCATTTTTTTCTTGCTTCAGGATCTCTGCTTGGATCACCTAGCTTTTCTTTTAGATCAAAATAAACTGCCAAAGGTATGTTTGCGACTTCTTGAAAATGCTTTTGTGTATTTCCAATCATCTGACCTTTTTGATAATCGTTTGCTTGATTTTTATTATTATCAATAATTTTAGTTACATCTTGTTCTGTTGAAACATGAGTTGTTCCATCATTCTCAAAATGCATAAATGTTTTTTTCTTAGCTACTGGATCAGTGCTTAATAATCTTTTCATAATAACTCCAAAGAAAAAGGGGGATTGCTCCCCCTATCTCATTAAGATCCGTTCAATCCAAATACTGCTGCATGAGCCTTTGGTGATTTAACAACCAAAGTAAACTCTGTAACAATTTGTGTTTTATCGGCATCTCCAGTTTTTGAAAGCTCACTTTCTGCAAAGTTTCTTCCGTTTAGAGTTCCGATACACACATAATCAGGATCAATCATAAATAACTTGTCGTTACTCATAAATCTTGAAGGAGTTAATTGTAACTCACCAAAATCAGTTAAGAACACTGATACTGCGCCTACAAATGATGGTGCTGTACCTGCTGTTGTGTTTACCTGATTTGTTACAAGATTAGTTCCTGCAGCACTAAGGTTACTAATATTCGCCTTGTTGGTAGCTGAACAGACTAGAATTTGAGGATTTCCCCCATCTTCCCAAGCTGCCTGATTAGCTGCCTCAATCTGAGCAAGTGTTAATGCTCTTGCTGTACCAGTTACATCTGCAGTATCTGTTCCATCTCCAGTAGCTGCTCCCATATCACTTGGTACGGAAACATTAGTCATCCATGTAATCAAAGATGCTGATTTTCTTGGATCACTTGCGCTTCTAGCGACATTTGTATCACCAACAGACTTCTCTATGTCTCTTCGCAGTTCAAGAGATTTCAATACCTTTTGATATGCTGACTCTCTTTCTCTTCCTGCTTTGTCCACTGACTCTAAAGTGCCACTGATAGCAAAGTCTTTGACAGAGATCTGATGATAATTACCAAGTCTTGAGGTAGCTGTTGGAGTTGCGAAACTAGCGTCTGCGCCCTCGTTTACATGGTTATCTGTTGCTGCTGCAGCTAATTCCTGCACCTGCCATTCGTAGAAAACACCACTTGTTGTGATCTTATCTGCTGCTGAAAAGATTGGAGTTTCACTTGTGTCCAATCTATAAATTATATCTGCAAGAGACTCTTTCTCTCCTACAGCATTTGAAGTTGTAAATGTAGCCATTTTACCCTCTCTTCATTAAAAGTTCTACTGCACCCTGCTTAGTTGGATTTTTGTTATAAGCTTGGAGCAATTTGTTACGATTATTGTTTAAGATTTCATTTTTAGATTTTGGCTGCCCTGATTTAGTAGCTTTTGGCGCATTCTTTACAATCTTCTTTGCTTGAGGTTTAAAAGCTTCATTCTTAGCATTCTGTGATGCTCCATAGATAGCTAGTATCATTCTATGGTCTGATGCTTGGCTTATTTCATCATCTGAAAAATTAAGCACTTCTTTAGCAAACTTAACTGTAGCATCTTGTTTTTCCTTGTTCCAATCAGGAACTTTGTCCAACAATAGCTTTGCCTCGTTTACACATACATCTTGCCATTTGATAGTGGCTTCTCTTTGTTGCTCTTGTGCAATAGCTTTTTGTTCTTCTTGCAACTTCCTCAAGTTGTTTTGTTCTAAAGTGTAATCTGCGACCCTTGAGTTATACTGTTCAGGTGTCAAAGTCTGTTTTAACTCTGCCCAGTTTGGCTCTTGCCTCTGAAAGAGTTTTTGAAGTTCACCAAGTCCTTGAGCATAAGCATCTCTATTGGCACGATATTGATCTGCCTCTTTTGAAAATGCTTGTTTTTCTTTGTGTAGCTCATTCATTCTTTGATGAAAGGTTTTCCCACCAATATATCCTCTTTTGAGTTCGTTAAGATCCACTTCCTCTTCAACACCATCTACTTTAACTGTATATAGTGCCTCAGTTTCAGTTTCCTCTGCTACCTCTTCAGCGACATCTTGATCAGCTTCGGCTTCTTCTTCAACTTCGCTAGTTTCAGTTACTTCTGTCTGCTCGGTTTCTGTTTCTTCCTCAGTAATTTGTTGTTCAGTTTCTTGTGGCTCTTCCTGAGTTTCCTCTTGCTGTTCCACTTGGGATGCTTTTAGAACCTCATTTGTTGCATCAAGAATACTGAGATTTTGATTGCTCTCTTGCGAGTCTACATTCATTTTTTACCTCTTATTTGGTTAAGTTGATTTTCTGCCAACCTACCATTTTGAGCCATACTAGCTAAGTACGACTTCAAACTGTCTAAGGCTTGACAGAGACTATACAACCGATCTCTTTCGACAGATTGATCAAATGCTGTCTGTTTCCAAGCAGTTGTAAATTCTTCTTCAAGTTTTTGAAATGCCTCTTGTAGTAATTCATTTTTTAATAACAGATCAGCTTTATGTCCTTTCTCAACATCTTGAGATAATTTACCTTCATCCATTAGGCAAAAGGTCTAAAGCTACTAAAAGGGGTAAACCCAGTTAGTGTTGGTGGTCTGTTAAAATTACTTGGATTTACTGCAAAACCTGATGTAAATCTTTTGTTAGCTGCATCAAAGTCAAAGCCTGATGGCAAGTTACTTGGTGCAATGTCTAATGCTGTTTGTCTAAAAAATCTTTCTCCTGATGGAGCTTTGTCATCTGCTTTCTTTTTTCTTCCAGTATCTACTCTACAAGCTTGTAGGTCATCATCAAAAATATAGCCTTCAGGACATCTTGTTACCCCAGTTAAAGGATTGGTCACTGGTGGAACTGTCGCCTCACCACCATCATCTGATTCTGACATCATATCCATCTGATCTTGATTTGATCCATAGATATTAGAAAGCAATGGATTTTGACCTAACAATCCTTCTGTTTGATTTGATCCAAAACTAAAATCTTCTGTGCCAACTATCTGACCATCTCTAAATCTTGGAACAAATCCCTGATCTAATCTGTTCAACTGCCTTTGAGCAGGAAAACCTAAAACTAAATCTAGTGTTGGCAAAATGCCACCAGTAGGTGCTGCTCTATCTCTTAATCCTTGTGCTGCATCACTTCCACTAAAATTAAAGTCTGAAAACTGATTACTAAGATTAGGATCATTTGTCATTGTTATTGGTGCTATACCTGCTGCACTTGGTGTTGGTAACATACCAAGATTTGCAAGAGCAAAATTATCTACTTGTGCGCCAGTAAAAGCTTGTTGTGCTGCCTGATTAGCAAGATCTCTTCCTAAATCACTTACAAAAAATGTTGGTGCATTTGGATCACTGCTAACTCTTATTTCTCTTTCTACTGACACTGGCGATATAGGTGACGTAGCTATAGTTGGCAGATTAGCTGCAACCTGATTAGCAACAGAACTAACAGAGTCATAGAACCCATCACTTAGAGCATTTGGATCAGGTGCGCCACCCTGAGTTGTCTGTGCAAAATTTTCAGGTGACATAAATCCTTGTGGATCTAAACCTCTGCTTTGAAGATTATCTGCTGTAAACTGTGCATCATAATTATCATCACCGGAAATATTACTAGCATCAATTACATCACTTCGGTCTAGCTCTCCTGCTATCCCTTGTTCTTCTTCTGCTGAACCATTATCTGAACTCTCGCCCATAATAACTCCTATGCTGCTTTCTTGCCTGAATAAGCAAAACCTTGTTTTTTCTTACTTGGTCTAAACCAATGTCCTTTTATATTCTCACCATATTGATTAAGAATATGTCTTCTCATGTCCTTGACCATAGATCTTGTATTACCAAATCCTGATAAAAACTCAGCAAACCATAAGTTTTTGCCACTTTTCCAATCTTCAGGTTGGATTAAATAATCTTCATGTTGCAACTTGTGCAAAATTTCATCTGACACCCATGCCCAAGCACAAAAACCTCTTGGCTCATGGTTTACATACCACATACGATACTGACCAAATTTCAAAGGTGGTACAAAAACCCTTTTGATTTTATGCATTTTCCAGTGATGATGAAAGTCACTCAAAGCAACCAAAGTCAAAACATCACCAAAAAAGTTTCTAGTTCCTTGGTAAGTTTGTTGAGATTTGTCCATCTGTCACACTCTTAACTACTCTTAATCTTTCTTCACCTTCAAGCTCTAGCTTTCTAAGCTCAAGATCTGCAAGTAATTCCTCTTTTTTAAGCTCAATATCAGCTAACATTTTTTCTCTAGCTAGTTGTATATCTGCCTCTAGCTTGACTTGTTTTGCCTGAATATCTGCTTGTAATTTTTGTAATTCTAAAGTTAGCGCAGGGTTTTCTTGGGTTTGCGCTTGGGCTTGAGCTTGGGCTTTTCTTTCTTCAATTTTGGCTCTAACCTCTCTTGGCGAGTTAAAGTAACTGTCTGTGTCCTTGAACCCACCAATCTCTGCAATTTCTCGTAGAGTTTTTGTATATTTTGATATATCCAAGATATCATTTTCTGCTCCAAGTGTTTGTAATATCTGCTCTTGTTTTGATGCAATATTAGTTAAAAAAGCTATTTTTTGCTGATCATCTGCAGTTCCCAATCCAACATTGACATGGACATCAAACTCACTGTCACCTTCTCTTGGATCAATAGACACAAACTCATTTCTAAGTCTGACAATTCTAGCACTTTGCTGATGCAGTGTTACAAGATGCAAAATACCCTTGAACAAGTCTTTGACACCAGTTTCTGCTATTGTTCTTGCATAGCTCTCGATTTTCTGTTGTGCGCCCTGAACTGTAGCTGATACAGCACTAGCTGTTGAACTCTGTAAAGCATTGGCATCAAGACCCATAGATGCCTTTGACATCCCAGTTCTGTTTTCTTTGATATTGTCTACATATTCCAATAAAGGTTGGATTTCTCTTCCAACACCTGCACTTGAGTTAAGTGGTTGAACTGCACCTGCTGATCTTGTCCTGATAACAGATCCTGCTGTTGATGACATTAGATCATCAAGATTGACCTGACCTTCCACAGCAACAATCTTTGGCATAACTGACAAGTATGTGCTGTCTAAATACTGCCTCATTAAAGTTGACTTAATAACTTGTAAGTCCTCGGTTAGATCATATATCGACCTGCCGATCAATCTGTGAGGCATGATAATAGGGGTAACGACAGCAAAGGGGAGGTACGTTGTCAGTTCGTTTTCAAGGATTTTATCACCATTAGACCCTATGGCTAAAACCCTTCTTAGTTCACTAATACCATCCTGATCAAAGTCCGTTTTAATAACACAATCATAAACCGGAACTTGTTTTTGTGACGGATCAGCAGGTTCTGTTTGGTTGTTGTTTTCTAAATCACCAAATCTTTTTGATACCTCTTCTTCTCTGTCTAAATCCTCATAACCTACATACTGCTCAATCATATCTCTGTCATAGCCTAGTGAGACTAAATCAGATACTGTCATTGATGTTCTATGAGCAATAAAATAAGCATCTTCTAAGGATTTTGCCTTTTTATTTATTAAAAATTCTTCAGGTGGCACATTGTCAATTTTGACCTTACCACTTTTCTTTCTTACCTTAACTTTGAGATTATAGCTTTGTACTACCTCAACAACCTCATTTTGAGATGTAAATTCTTCACCAAAATTTTCTTCTCTGCTGACAATCTCAATATCAGGGTTTTGCAGCAGTAAGGTTATTTCATCTTCTGTTAGGTTTTCGTATTCTTCTTCTTGGACTAATACTGTTTCATCATAATAAAATTTAACAATACCAAGCCTGAATAACAAAGCATCCTTAAACCACTGATAAAAAATCTTATAACCATCATTGTCTGAATTGATAATATGATTAACGTAATCTGTCATCATATCTGCTCTTTCAACATCTTCAGCAGTTTTTGGAGAAAATCTTACATACTTATCACTAGCTGTAAAAATTCTCATCAGGGATGGCATTATCTGATCTACACAATCAGCTACCTCAGTTAGAACCACTTGGGATCTGCCTTCCATCTCGTTTCCGATAGGTTGACCAAGATACATATCCATAGCTCGTAATCTGTCAGCAGAATATTCTGTATCAAAATGATTCATACTGTCTGTTATTTCACTTGATATGATAGAGGCTAACTGCTCTTCACTCATCTCTGCCATTACTTTGACCTTCTTTTTTGATATTTCTTATAGATAGCTTGGTCAGCTTTCCTAGCTCCACCTTTGCCACTCATGTAAGAATTAACTCTGCCCATAGACCAAGCATTCATACTGACGTTTTTTGACCCTGAACCCAAGTACGCACCTTGTCCTTTACGATACACTTCAGTTAGCTCACCTTGAAAAAACCTTGATTTATCGGCTTTATTTTTTAGAGCTTTTCTTACTTTTTCGCTTAGTGGTTTTCTTGCGACCATCTTGTGCTACCCTTGATTTTATCACTGAGGGGATGTCTATGTATTCACCTCGTTTATATTTCATTGCAGTACTGAGTATCTCCTGCTCTTTCTTTTTCGGAGACTTTGCACCTTTTAAATATTTTTTTGGAACACCCTTTTTCGTCTTGGGTACTTTTTTAAACTTTGGCACTTTTCTTTTTCTTCTTCTTTTTATTGAGCTTTTTAAAGTCAGCAGCAGTTATCTTTGTTCTTGGTTTTGCTACTTGAGCTAACTTTTTTTGCTTTGAGGAATACTTAGAAAATGGCATTATTTTTTCTTAACTGGCTTTTTCTTGCCTTTTTTCTTTGGCTTTTTCTTCGTTCCATAACTGTAATTCATTAGGCTCTCCTTTAAAATCCAAAGCACAACAACGAAACTTGGATTTACACATTTTATGTGTCACACAAGGTCTGCACTTTTTAAATTTTATTTTTTTTGGGTTTCTTAAATAGGTAAATACAATCATTTCTTGTTAGCGATATCGTATTCCCTTCGCTGCTTTGGAGACATTGCATCATAAGCAGTGCCTTCAGGCTCTTTTGCCTTCTTTACCTCTGCCTCTGCTGTCACCTCAACTTTAAGCTCTTTATCTTCACTCTTAGGTTTTCTAGCCATGATAAACTCCTTAAATTATAATAATAAATATTGTTTTGGATGATTAATTTTATAGACCCAATGATTAACACCAAGATCAGTTCTTTTAGTTTTTTTGTGTTCAAGTTTTAAAAAATCAAAATCTAATGCTTTCCAAAATTTATTTGCTTCAAGATTTTCTCTACATCTTAGATGAATAAAATTATAATTTTTTTGTTTTGCCTCATTTTTAATTTTATCAAAAAGGTTTTTACCAAATGTTAATTTTCTTAAATCTTTTTCAATACAATGCTGATAAATTTTAAGTGTTGAATATTTGCTACTACCAATAATACAAAACCCAACAGATAATCCACCATCATTTTGAATGTAAACTTGACCATCATCAACAAGTTTAGATAAATATGGTTTTGGTATAAACCCTAAATAATCTGTGTTTTTTTTATGTAAATTAACAACATAATCTAATTTTGATTTATTATTCATATTAAAACTAACAGTTCCAAGCTTTCCTTGACCAGTAATTAGCCGAAAACTTGTCTTTTGCACCCTTGATCCCACTAGATCTTGAGCAATAATTTTTTTTTCTACTCGGTATATTTTTTTTAATACTCATATTAGCATCACCAAACCTTACAAGCTTGACCTCATCACCCTTTTTAGCCAAAACAACACTTTTTTTCTTACCAGTGTTTGCCCTTTTCGGCTTATTAAAACCTGAAAATGTCTCACCCCTATAAGATAACCGACCTGAAGGTGTTTTCTTTACATCACTCGCCTTCATCAATTTCCTCAATCTGTATATTTGCACAAAATTCTAAAAATTTTTCTTTGCTCATACCTGAATTAACAGCAGATTTAGCCATGCCAACCATACAAATATGCATCATCTCTTCCCAATCAATCTCATATTGTGATTGTATCAATGCCATCTGCTCAAACAGACACTCAATAGCAATATCTACACTGTCTTTTTTCCTATTAGGAAATAAAATAACATTACTCAAACAACCCACCTCAAATCAGGCTTTACTGTCATTTTACTAGACCATTTAGATTGCGATCCTGATGCCAAAGCTCCATCTCCTGCAAACGTCAAAACAAAACTATCAGCAACGTCACAAGAACGACCACCATTGCGCCTCTTGATCTCATCTTTAG